CAGATTGAGGGTCTTGGGAAGCGTGCCATTGATGCTTTCATGGCTGATGCCACTAGAGAGCTCCAAAGAATAAGAGGTGCAATGTAATGGCTATCTTTATCCCACTGGTTACAAAGTTTGATGACAAAGGTTTGCAGGGTGCTAAGCGTGCGCTTTCTAACTTTCAGAACTTTGCTGTGGATGTGGGGCGTGTGGCTGCTGCCGCCATTACTGCTGTGGGTGTGGCTTCTGTCAAAGAGTTCACACAGTTTGAGACTACCTTTTCACGGATTCAGGGTCTGGTAGGTCTGAGCGCTGATGAGGTCGAACAGTTACAAGATGCTGCTAGAGAACTAGGGCCGGCGTTTGGCAAATCAGCTAATGAGGCAGCGGATGCGTTGTTCTTCATTACTTCTGCTGGTTTGCGTGCGGCTGATGCGGAGGATGTGTTAACAGCCGCCTTGAAGGGTTCAGCAATCGGCCTAGGAAGCATTGAGGACATTGCTAACGCGGCAACAGCTGCTATGAATACTTACAGTCCTGCTGTTTTGTCAGGTACTGATGCTGTAGATGCTTTGGCTGAAGCGGTCCGGCTAGGACAGTTCGCGCCTGAAGAGTTGGCTGGCTCACTTGGTAGGGTCATTCCGATTGCTTCTGAGCTGGGTGTTTCTTTTCAAGAGACAACCGGTCTGATTGCTGGCCTGACTAGGGGTGGTCTGAGCGCTACTGAAGCTGTCACCGGTGTGCGCGGTGCTATGCAGGCACTGTTGAAGCCAAGCGGTGAAGCAGCAGAGATGCTGGGATTCTACGGTTTCACTACTGATGAGGTGCGTGACTCGATTGAGAAGGATGGTTTGCTCCAAACCTTCATCAAGTTGCGTGAGGCTTTTGGTGAGAATGAGGAGGACTTCACTAGGGTTATCGGATCTATTGAGGGACTGAACGCTGTTTTGTCTTTGACCGGCCCTAATGTGGCTACAAACACAGACATCATTGCTCAGATGACTGATGGTGTGGGCATCCTTGATGAGGCGATGGAGCTGACCGCTGACACAGCACAGTTCAAGTTTGATCAGGCAATGGCAACTGTGAAAGATGACCTAATCACGATTGGTGGGGAACTCGCTGAAAGGCTGTTGCCTTACCTTGAAGATTTCAGGGTTTTCATGGAGCAAAATGGCCCTGTTATTAGTGAAGTATTTGACACAATATTTGGGGCGGTTGAGGCTGTTGCAACGAAGCTTGGAGAGCTTGGGGAGGCTGTGCTCCCTACCGTCATTGAGCTTATGAACAATGAGCAATTCCAGGAGAATGTGCGCAAACTGGGTGAGAACCTGTTTCTCATCGCTGATGAGGTCATCAAGTTTATTGAGTCAGACTTTGGGCAGTTCCTCCTGGACCTCACATCAGCCAGCATCATCGGCGGTCTACAGCTCCTGAATGACCAACTGGAGCGCCTCAGTCAGCTGATGTTTGTGCTCAATGAGGCCTTCAATATCCTGTCAGGCAACGCGCCTTCTGTGGACTTTGAGACACTGATGGATAAGGCCGGTGGTGCTATTGGTATTAGGTTGAATGAGCTCGCTGAGTACTTCATCAACTTGCAATCTGCTCAGCAGGGTTATGGTGGGCGGAGGCAGGGTGGTGGCTCTGTGTCCTCACAGCGCAGCTACCTGGTGGGTGAGATGGGTCCTGAACTGTTTGTGCCTTCGAGTGGTGGTGGGACTATCATCCCTAATGATCGTGTGGGTGGGGGTTCCACTATCAACATCACTGTGAACGCTGGGATGGGTGCTAACGGTGCTTCTATTGGGCAGGAGATTGTGTCTGCTATCAAACGGTATGAGAGGACTTCTGGTCCTGTGTTTGCGAGTGCCTGATGGCGGTAACTGTTGAGCTTGGGCTATCGGCAGCCTTCACCCTTGATGACCCTGTGGCTGGGGTGTTGGATAACACTGAGTTTGTTTTGGGCGGTGTGTCCTTTGAGGATGTGACTTCGCGTGTGAGATCCCTGAGCATCTCTCGCGGTAAGAACCGTGACTTGGATAGGTTCAACTCTGGGTCTCTGTCTGTGGAGTTCAATAACACTGACAGGGCGTTTGACCCTCTCTATGATGCTTCACCTTTCGCTGGCAACATTGTGCCCAGGCGTGATGTGCGTGTGCTCGCTGACGGTACAGCACAGTATGTGGGGAAGATTACTGACTGGAACTTAGGTTATGACCCTTCAGGGCAGTCCATTGCAGAGCTCCAGGCTTCTGATGCTTTCACTTTTCTGGGGCAGCAGGTTCTGACTCCTGGGACCGCTAGTGTGCAAACCTCTGGGGCGCGTGTGAACGCTGTCCTGAATATGGAAACGGTGGACTGGCCTGCAACAGATCGTGTGATTGACACGGGCGCTTCCACACTTGGGGCTGATGTGTTCTCTGGTAATGCGCTCCAGTATTTGCAGAAGGTGGAACTGTCTGAGGGTGGCCTCCTGTTTATTGACAAAGAGGGGCGTGTGGCTTTCAAGGACCGGCTGTCCACACCCACTACTGATGCTGTAACAGTGTTTTCTGATGTGGCTGGGTCTGGGATTCCGTTTGCACCAGCCTTGGTGGAGTATGGCAGTGAGCAACTGTTCAACCAGGTGACGGTCACTTCAGGGTTTGGGACTGCTACAGCTAACGGTGCACTGTCTCAGACACGCTACGGGATTCTGGAGCGCGATGTGAACACACTCCTCTCCTCACAGTCTCAGGTTGAGGATTACGCTGACTTTCTGGTTGGTAGGTATGCTGAGCCTGAATACCGGTTTGCACGTCTCGCTGTGGACATGGACAACCTGACACCTGCACAGAAGGCGCAAATGTTTGGGCTGGATATGGGGTCTGTGATTCAAATCAACTTCACCCCTAACGGTTTGGGAGATCCTATCCAGCGTTATGGGCTAGTGATTTTCTTGGGGCACAGTGTCAGCCCTGATGAGCACATCATGAACGTGGGGGTAGGCTCGCTACAGACCTCTCTCTTTGTCCTGGATGATGCGGAGTTTGGTAAACTTAGTGGAGCAGGCGTTCTAGCCTTCTAGGATTTAGGAGCATATCTTGCCAAGAGAAGTTTTCGTTGCCGGTCAGGTTCTGACGGCTGCTGAATTGAATGTTGTGTCTGATCAGTCTGTGATGGTGTTTGCTGGGACTGCTGCTAGGGGGTCTGCTATTCCTTCGCCTACTGAGGGGATGGTGACTTACCGTTCTGATGATGATGTGGTGGAGGTGTATGACGGGAGCGCTTTCAATACTGTTGGTGGTGGTTTGGTGGATGTGAAGTCTGCAATTTTCACGGGCACACAGAGCGCTTCTGTGACGGGTGGGTCGAATGTCGCTGTAACGGATTTGTCTATTACTCATGAGGTTGCTAATGCTTCTAATAAACTCATTATTTCAGCTTTTCTTGGTGCGGCTTCTAACGATATTGGGTTCGGAAATGTTGGTCTTGCGGTGCATGACGGTACTGGGCTTATTGCGGTTGGCGCAAGTCCAGGGTCACGGGTGGCTGTGACTGCTGGTGGGGCAATAGTCGGAACAGCATCGACAACGATTGCGACTATGCCTTCGGTGACTTTTGTTCATACTCCAGGGGCAGGTTCTAAGACTTACACTGTTCGCGCAATCAATATCAATACTGCTACAGACACGGTTCATATCAATCGCGCAGAATCGGATACTGATGTGGCCACTCGTTTCCGCGCAGTTTCTTCACTTGTTATTCAGGAGGTATCGGTCTAATGGATATTGCAACAGTTTTGACACGGAAATACCCTGGGGCTTTGTGGAACTTGAACGGTGATGACTACAGCGGTTTGACCTGGCTGTCGGAAGGTGATGCACCTACTGAGGCACAGCTGAAGAAATTGTGGCCTACGGTGCAGGCGGAGATTGAGGCGGAGAAGCAGGCGAAAGAAGATGCGCGGCTTTCCGCTATCGCAAAATTGCAGGCACTAGGTTTGACCGTGGATGAAGTCCAGGTTGCTTTCGGCCTGAAAGCGTAAACCGGTGAGGCTCTCTCAGCCCTGGCCTGAAGGGTACAGCGTGAACGCCCGTAGCGGATTTGGGTGGAGGGTTCACCCTATTACTGGGAAGCGCACTTTTCATCAGGGCATTGATGTGGCGCTCCCTGTCGGTACACCTTTGACGGCTCCGGCTGATGGTGTTGTGGTGAAGAAAGGCAACGGGCCTTCTGGTGGTGTGACCTTGATTCTGAAGCATGAGGACAACCGGCACACTGTCTACTATCACCTACAGAAACCCTCACATTTGGCTAAGGGTGCTCAGGTGAAACGCGGTGACCTGATTGCTTACAGTGGGAACACGGGAGCTTCCACCGGCCCACACTTGCACATGGAGGTCAGGCGCTCAGCACGTTGGGGTGACACGATAGATCCCATGCCCTACCTCCAGGCAGAAGAAACTCCTGAGCCCACACCTGAGCCGGTGGTAATCAGCAAACCCCTACCACCAGGTGTCCCCATAAACAAACCTGAACCGGTACGACCCAAACCAAAATGGGAACCCTCCACAGCACTCGCTCGCGGATTCAACAGACTCAGGAGGGCAGCCAAGTGACTGAGGAACACAACGACACGACCACAGTGAAGGTGTCCATGCGCGATATTTATGCGGAGGTCCAGCGACAAGGAAAACTCCTGGAACAAATCGCCTCCTCCCTCCCTACACAGGAAAGCAAAGTTGAGGACCACGAAAACCGCATCAGGAAATTGGAGCAACGCATGTGGCAGAGTATCGGCGCGTTTGGATTCTTGGCCGCAATCGTCAGCCCGTTGGTAGCGGTGATGACACGATGAGTGGGGGATGTTGTGACTGTGATCCGGCGTGCGCTAGATGTCTACCTGACAGGACTGAAACACATTATGAGTAAACCATCCTGGAAGAACCGTAGACGCTACATCCTGGCTTCGTTCGTCATTGGAGCTGTGATGCTTATCGGTTCCACCATTGCAACGTTGACCGGCACAATGACCAATATCAGCGACCTGGTGACTGGTGGTGTAGCTTTGATTTCAATTATTCTCACCAGCTATGTGTTCGCGGCTGTGTGGGAAGATAAGACACTACATAAAGGAGGAAACGATGATGGATAAGCTAAAGAATTACCTTGACTA